AGGTCAACGCCGCCACCGCCTCCACCTCCCCCACCACGGGCGCGCTGACGGTCGCGGGCGGGGTGGGGGTTGGTGGCGGGTTGTATGTTGGCGGGCCGGGAGGTGCAGCACCCGCCATGACGTCAGTTGATACGCGGGGAGGCGGCGCGTCTATTGCGGTAGCGGCGAACTTCGGCGGGTTGGGTATACCGGGCGTCTATTCAGTTGGAGCGTTTCCACTCTGGCTAGGGGCAAACTCTACGCCTCAAATATCGGTTTCCACCGCAGGCAACGTCGCTATCGCAGCCTCCACCGCCTCCACCTCCCCCACCACGGGCGCGCTGACGGTCGCGGGCGGGGTGGGGGTTGGTGGTACGATTTACGCTGGAGGAGCCTTAAGCGTCACAGGTGGCGGCGCAGCCATCGGCGGGTCTACCATAATTGCAGGCGATATCACCGCTTACCGTGCTGGCGGCACCACCGGCTACCATTTTTTCAACAGCGGTAACACAAAGTATCTGGGCTACAACGGCACCAACTTTGAGTTTGTCGGCGGCAACATCGACGGTGGTACCGGCTATCGTTGCAGGCAGGGTGTGCCCGGTGGCTACAGCACTGACTACTTCAATTTTTTCTACAACGCAGGGCCGGTGCAACTGTGGATGAACGGCGGTAACCTTGGCAATATCACTGTCACGTCGGACTATCGCATCAAGAAGGATGTGATCGACCTCCCCGGCATGTGGGATACCGTGAAGGCGCTGCGGCCAATCAAATACACGCAAGCTGCCTTCACGCCGCCGTCGCAGGTCGAGTACCTCGCGGCGCAGAAGGCCGAAGGCAAGGAAGTGGCAGAGAGACCAATGTTCCCCGCCGACAACATCGAACGCTGGGGCTTCATCGCGCACGAACTGCAACAGACCCTGACACCGAGCGCTGCCGCAGGAGAAAAGGACAGCTACGATACCGTGCAGTCGTTAAACCTTCCGGTCTTGATTGCGGCGCTGACAAAAGCCTTGCAGGAGGCGATGGCGCGGATCGAAGCCTTGGAAGCCGCGCCATGATCTTTCTGGTGCTGATTATCCTGCACTCGGGAAGCGGCACGCCGCTGGAGCTGAACCCTGCGCTGGTCACGAACCTGAGAAACCCCGAACCGGGAAACGGGGCCTTCAGCCCCGGCGTGAAGTGCCAGATCAATATGGCGGATGGCAAATTCGTCACCGTCAAGGAGACATGCGCGGAAGTACGCAAGCTGATGGAGCAGGCAAAATAGGAGGCGACGATGGGCGCAGGCATTTGGTTCTGGCTGATCTACGTCATCACGCTAGTATTCGGCGTGTGGGGTATGAACCCGTGGCGACCTTCCGGGGCCCCGTGGGCTCCGTTCGGTAGCTGGTTCATCCTTTTCATTCTAATCGGGCTTCTGGGCCTGCACACATTCGGTTCACCCGTTCGGTAAAACAGGAGACTACCCAAATGGCGACCTACCCTTGGCGATTTCAGGCTGATCTGAAACCCGGCGAGCCCAACCCCGACGTGACGGTGTTTGTTGGCGACACCATCACCAACGACACAACGGGCGAGACGACCATTCATCAGAACACGTCGAACCCGGAGATCGTCAAGCTGGCGGATCTTGCCGCTTATGTTACGACAGGGATGGCGAACGGAATTACTCGAAGCGAACAGAAGATGCCGGGGCCCGGGCCCGAACCGAAGGCTCCAGCACCGCCGACGAAACGCTAGTGTACGCCACGCACGGGTGGGTCGTGCTGGCGTTGGTGGCCGTCGTCGTTGCACTGGCGCTGTTTGCTCAAGCCCTATGGGGGTGAAGCATGTGGAAAGCCCTGATAATCCTGCTGCCGCTGGGCGGGTGCCTGACGCTCGACGAGCAACGCGCGATCGACGAGAGCTATCGCTTCCGCTTCTACTCCAAATCTGAAGTGGACGCGCTCAATGCCAGATCGGAGTGCCGCCTGCTGGCGCGCAATCTGGTTCAAATCGCACGCTGCGACGGGAGATAGTTACATGGCGAACGACGGCAACAACGATCCTTGGACCGCAAGCGCGATACCTCAAGCCCAACTAAACCAGCAGGCCGCCGAGACCGACGCCGCGATCATGGCGATGCAGCAGCAGGGCGGCGGCAGATGGGGCGGCGGAGCCCCGCCGCAGCAATCGCCTTCGGCTGGCGGCGGCGAGCAGGATGCCATGCGCAACTACCTCGCGCAGATGCAGGCCCAGCAGGCGCAGGCGCAGCAGTGGATGCAGATGCCGCAGCAGCAACAGCAGCAACCAATGCCGCAGATGGGTGGCGGCGGGGGCTGGGGCGGTAACAATTACATGAATTCACCAGAGGGTCAGTATTTCGTGCAGGAAATGGCCGCGCTTAATGCCCGAGGGCCCGACTGGTGGCGCGACCCGAGCAACCCCAATTCGGTCTACGTCAACCGGGGAGGGCAGTGGTCCGCTTGGGACGGCACCGACTACTGGAACCCGGGCGGCGGCGCGGGTACCGGAGGTGAAGCCGCAGGCATGGGTGGCGGAGGTGGAGGTGCTGGAGGCGGTGCAGGGCCCGGCGGTGGTGGAAGTGGTGGAGGCGGTGGAGGGGGCGGTGGTGGCGGCGGCGGGGGTCCGGGCCCCGGTCAGGGCCCCAGCGGCGGTAACACCGGCTTCAGCGGCGGCACCGGCTCCGTCGGCATCGGCACCCCCGGCTCGGGTTTCGGCGGCACCGGGGGCACCGTAGGACCCGGAGGTATCGCGGGTTCTGGCTTGGGCCCCGGCTTCGGCGGCTTCGGCAACAACGGCTTCGGGCCTTCATCAGGCGGCTACGGCCTCGGCGACAACGGCATGGGGCTGGGCACTACCGGCATGGGCCTTGGGGCATTGGGCGGCAGCTCGCAGGCTGGTGGCGGCTTCGGCATGGGCGCGACCGGCGTATCGGGCCTTGGCGGTCCCGGCGGCATCGGCTTTGGCGGCCCCGGCCCGGGCCCCGGCGGCAACAACTCGGGAGATTACTGACATGGATCTCGCCAGCGGCTACAGCGACAGCACCAACTACGGCAACGGCTACACGCCGCTCGCGAACAACGCGATCAACAACAACAACCTCGCCTACAACGCCAACCAGAACTACGCCAACATGGCGGGCATGTATAACCCGTTCGCGCAGTCGGGCGGCTTCGGGGCGATGACGGATTACTATTCGGGCCTCGGACGCGACTACACGACCGCGACCGGCGGAAATATTTTCGGCAACGCCAGCGGCGGAGGCGGGAGCAACCCCTACAGCTACGACGACAGCGCGGGCCTCAACTCGTCTACCGCGCCCCGCGGCGGTGCCGGAGACTATTTCAACTGGGAAATGTCGCAGCTCAACAACACCTACACCCAACCGGCCCTGAGCCGCGCGCCGCAGGTCGAGCCATACAACCCCGGCAGCAACAGTCAGGCCCCGACCGGCGGCTGGGGCGGGGCCCCGGCCAACCCGAACATGCAGGCGCTGCTGGGCTACACGCCGCAGCAGCTCTACAGCGGCGGCGGCATCGGCAGCGACACGCTGCGCGACCAGTTCGCGGGGCAGATCGCCCAGAACCACGGCGGTGCCGGAGACTATTTCAACTGGGAAATGTCGCAGCAGCAGCGGGCCCCGACGCAAACCGACCCGTTCTGGCAGAGCCTGCGCGACTACACCGGCATGGGCCAGCCGGGGCAGCAGCAACCCGCGTGGAACCCGTGGGGGAACACCGGCCAGATAGGCGTCACCGATCCGCTCGGCTACGGCACGGGCGGCTACCAAGGCAACGCCATCCCCACCCAGACCCCGGTTCAGCAGCAGCAGCAACCCAACAACCTGCCGTGGTTCTGGCAGAGCATCCGCGACCTCGCCGGGGCCGATCCCAAGGACCAGTCCCGCCTTCCGCAAGACAACGGCGGGTATCCCGGCGCGACCAACCCCAACTACCAGCCGGGAGGGATGACCCCGCAATTGCCTTATCAGCCTTGGAACAACGCCAGCTAGGTGCTACAAGGGTTTCGGGTAAATGGGTTAAACTGAAAAAGCCCCGCCATTTCTGGCGGGGCTCTTTTTTGGCCGATCGCTATTCGGCGGCTTCCTCTACCGCCTTGAGTTTGGCGGGGGCCTTCACCGGCAGGTTCAGGGGGACCAGCCCCGTGAAGCACGCGGCGAACGCGAGGTAGTTCATGCCGTCAACGTAGTTGTCGATTTTCTCAGGCGAAGCCTTCGATCTCAACAGTTTGACGCAGGCCATAATCATCGCGATGTCGCGCGCGGTGACTTCCTTGCCCAGCACCACGGTCGCGATGGCCGCAGCCTCGCGGAAATGCTGGTCGAGGCTCTCGGTGTTGTACTCGGCTCCCCGCGCGTTGATAAGCTCGAACGCATGGGAGAGCAGGTCCCCGGGATGGGGCCTCGGATGCACGGCGGTCATCAGAAAATATCTTCCTTCTCTTTGACTTCGCCGTCGTCGAAGGCGGAAGAGGGAGAAGGACGCCCGTCGAGGCGCTGACGCCCTTCGGACTGGATGATCTGGAGATGGTTCAGGCCGAACGAGACGCCCTTACGGCCCGTATGCGTCCAAGCAAACGGGACCACGTTCGCGCGGACCAACTGCCCGCTCCAGACTTCGTCAGGTACGAGAATGTCTTGCCGGTTGGTGTCGACCACGCCCGGCTTGTTTTTCGACCAAGGCGAGATGAACGTATGACCAGCATGATAGCCATCGTAGCTCTTTTCTCCTGCGTCACGGAACGGCATGTTGATGCCCTTGAGCTGCACGTTGTCGCCCCACTCCTTGCGGGCGGCGGCGATGCAGGCATCTTGCAGGGCTTTGTAGGCGGGGGACTTCTGCTGCGACGGATCGAAGATCAGCGAGCAGGAGTAAACCGGGGTGCCGCCTTCGGCGCGAGGCCGGGGAGTGAAGATGTTCGCGAAAGAGAGGGTCGCATAGGGGGTATTGATGGCACTCATGATCTGGTTCCTTTTTCCAATCTGGTAAGCAGGGTTACACTAAGAAGAAATCAAACCCTTGTCAAGCAGCTTTATGATAATCGCCGCCACTCCGTAGCCATGCCGTGGTGCGAGCGTTCCCGCGTCGAGATACCCGCCTTGGCAATCAGTTTCTCCTTGCTCAGTTCCCGCATGACGGCACCCATCACGCGCCGTTCGTGGGGCTTGAGATTAGGGTTCTTCTCGACAACGAAGCGGTAGACCTGCCCGGCGACGATCCTTGTCCCCGGGGCTTGCCGCGTCACCCAAGGCCGGGCGTTGTGCAGAATAAGGTCGTAGTTGTTGTTCGGGTTGTTCTTGGCGCGGTTGATCCCGATATCGCGTTTTATTCTCTCGCTCATTTTCAGGCTCCTTGGTCATCGAAAGCCGCCGAGGCGTGGCCCTGATGCTTCTGGGCGAACGCCTTGCACTCGGTCTTGCGGACGCACCAGCGGCAATGCGCGCCTGCATTCTCGGTTGTGTCCCCGGCTTTGATCTGTTTGACGGCGGGCTGAACCACGTCTTCGCACCAACCGCGCAATTCACCCAACGTCAGCACGGTCGAACGCAGGGCCTCACCGCCGACGCGCGGCTGGCAGATGGTCAGCGTGACGAGCGTATTGGGGCGGGTGACGCGGACAAAAGCCGCCAGTGCCAGCGCGTACAGCCGTAGCTGCGGGCCTTCGGGATCGACGACGTGGCCCTTGCCGAACTTGAGATCGACGACATGGAGATCTCGCGGCTTGGCGAAGACCCCGCAGTCGAGCGTCCCCCAGACCATGCCTTGCGTGCCGGGGATCACAAGGGTCTTTTCAAGGACCACCACGGCACCCGGCAGGGCCCGAAGGCTCTCGACGTGCGTGATGTAGGGGTTCAGGGCCCGGCACATGCCGGGCGAGACGATCACTTCGTCGCCTTCGACGTTGATCTTGTCGGGTAGGAAGATATCACCGCCCAAGGTCATTTCGGCAACCGCGTGTGCGGCGGTACCCTCGCGGGCGTACTTCGACGAAGAACGTACAGCATCCTTCGTCAGAGTAACGCTCGCGGGGCACGCCAGCCACATACTGGCAGAGGACGGCGAGCATGCGGCATGGGTACTCATTTGCTTTGCTCCAGTGCTTGGACCGCCTTAAGCGCCGCTGAAAGCGCGCTACGCGCCTTGTGGTCGATGCCGGTATTCTGACCCCATTGAGCACATTGCAAGAGAGCTTGCGCGGTTACGATCAACAGTTGCTTTTCTTCCGGGGTCACAATTCTTCCTCGATTATGCTGGTTGGCGTGCCCATCATGGTGATGTTGATCGAGCCTTGTTTAAGTCGGCTTACGAGGTAGTCGGCAAAGTCGTTCGCCTTTGCTTTGTTGTCGGCGACGAAGATCAGCCGCACCTCCTTGCCCCAGACTTCGACGCGGGCTTGGTTGCCGAAGTTGGGGTGCGTGAATTGACGATCGGTCATCGGCACCTCCAAGAGCGTCCGCCATGCGTTGCCACGCGGCGCTTGCCGTGGCGTTTACATATATCGGCGACGACCGGCACCATCTGGGCCAGTTGCGCCTCGGGGCTCGGCGCGGGCCGGGGCATCGGCACGGTTATCCGCTCGATCGTGACGGGGTTGGCAAAGGGGGTTTCGTTGGAGAGGTCGATCATGCGGTTGTTGCCGACCATCGAGTTGCCGTTCAACTGGTAAGCCCGCTTGAGGGCCCAGACTTTTGTGGCCTCGTCGGGGACGACGGGAAAGAGGTAAGGGGACTGGTCGTCCTCCGCGAAAGCGGGGGACGCCAGCAGGGCGAGGACGAGAAGGGCCCTCACGTCAGGGCCCCATTGGCGATGGCTTCGCTGATCGGGACGAAGGCATCGGGGGGAAGCTCCCGGAAGCTCTTCGCGCCGTTGCCGAAGCGGGAGAGCAGTTCGAACACTTCCGCCTGATGGCCGTTCGCATAGGCGTCTTGCAGGTCCGCGATGGTCTTCTGGCGCAGCTTGACCATTTCGGCAGGGTCCATCTGTTCCGCCAGCGTGGCGGCCTTCGCCTTGGGCGCAGCCTTCGGCGGCGGTGCCGGTTCGGCGGCAGTGGCTTCCCGCTCGGCTTTTTTCGCAGCTTTAGCGGCCTGCATCTTCGCTATCTGCGGGTTTACCGGCTTCGCCGGTTTATCAACTGGTTTATCCACCGGCTTATCAACAGGGGTTTCCCCGCCGAACAGATCCTCAGGGCCCGGGCCCTGCATCGAGGCCCCCGGGATGTCTTTGAGTGCTTTAGCCGGAGGCTGAACCGACGGATTTAATTCGTCGGTTACGTTTTCCAGCTTCGCGGCTTCGAGAAGCCCGCGCATCTGGACGAGAATGTTGTGGAAATTCGGACCTTCAAACGTGACTTTCATTGTGGTTCTCCAACGGTTTCGGGGATCTTGGATCGGGCGGCCATGACGACCCGCTGGGTGCGGTGGGCCATGGTGCCCATGGTCGGGGTGAAAATGAGCTTATGCTCGAACACCCTAAGCAGGTTGTGCGGCGGCTTGCGATCGAAGTGACAGAAGTACGAGTGTTCCTCGCCGTCCGTCACCTTGATGACGAGGTCTTTTTTATCATGCACTTTGGGTTTCTCCTTGGGTATCGAACAGTTGGGTGAACTCGCGGGCCTTGCGGACCAAGAGGCTGTTGATGAGATCGTCGACGGTCCCCGACGCCGAGAGCATGCGGGCGACGACGCCGTCTTTCTGGCCGATCCGGTGCACGCGGCAGGCGGCTTGGGCGTTGTCCATCGGGGTCCAAGAACTCTCGACGAAAACGACGTCGGAGCATTTGCAGCGGGGCCCGACGAGCGTGATCGCGGTGCCCGCCGCTTGGATGTTGCCGACGAACACGCGGCACTTGGGATCGGTCAGGAACTTGTCGACGGCCTGCTCGCGATCACGCGTGCTGGTCTTGCCCGTCAGCACCGCCGGGGAAAAGGCGGCGAGGTTCTGGGCCAAAAGGGCGATGACTTCGGCATGGTGGGCAAAGACGAGGACCTTGCGCTCGGGCGGCAGATTGTCGAGCATGTCGAGGATATACTCCAGAGCCCCGCGCAGCTTCGCCATTCCCAGCATCCGCCGCACCGACATCAGGGCGACGCTCTTGTCGAGCGAAGCCAGCGCCGTCGTCAGGACGTCGAGCCCTGCCGTTGCGCCCTTGTCGGCGAAGAGGCTGGTGATGGTCTTCTCCAGAAGCTGGATATCGCCGCCGGTCAGGCCGCTTTTATCCAGCGGGATCGGGATCTGGTCCCAGAGGATCGGCGGCAGGTCCTGAAAGATATCCTCCTTGCGGACGCGCATGAAGAAGGGGGCGATCAGGGTCTTGAGTTGATCTAGGTTCTTCGAGCCTTCTACTACCCGGATCGGGCGGCTCTGCCCGAAATACTTGTGGCTTACTTTGCAGAACCTTTCCTCGTAGTCGGCGCGGGTCATTTTCATGCCCTGCGGCCAGCAGATGGACAAGAGGGTGTAGAGGTCCCCGGCGTGGTTGCGCATGGGGGTGCCGCTTAGGGGCGTGATATCCCCCAGCTTCGGGGCGGCGCGGCGCAGGGCATTGACGCGGTTGGTGTCCACGGCGTTGTAGGCATGGGCCTCGTCGATCGCGGTCATGTCGAAGGGCGTCCCGAGGATCAGGGCCGCGGGGATCGGGCCGTTGGTCTGGGACATGAGGCCGTGGGAGACGATGAAGAACTGCGCGGGGCGCGCTAGGTCCGACGCCTTCTCGACGACGATGAACGTGGCCCCCGGGGCCCAGAGGCCTATTTCCCGCTTCCAGACCAGCTTCGCGCTGGCGGGGCAGAGGATCAGCACCCGTCGGGCCCTGCGGACAAGCACGGCTTCGATAAACGTGCGGGTTTTGCCGATGCCCATGTCGAGAGCCAAGTAAGTCGGCACCCGCTCGGCGATCCGCATCGCGCCGGTATGCTGGTGGGGGAACAGGGGCTTGCTCATGGCTTTGCCTTTTTAATCAAGTGCCTGACGGTCTGCGACAGGGTCGGGCGGAAGCCGAACACCTTCGCCAACTCGTCGGCAGCCACGTTGAGGGCCTCGACCAGATCGGCGTCCAGCGTGAGGTTCTTGGTTTGTGCGTGCGCCCCTTCGGGCAGCGGCTTGCGTCCACGTTTCATGCGAAGATCTCCGGGGTGCGGGTGACGACGCAGCGGACATAGTACCAGTCCCCTATCAGCAGGGCTTCGGCGCGGTCGGCGTCTTTTTTCCGGTCGAGGTGCTTGTTGTGCTGCGGCCACTTCCGGATCGCCAGTTCCCGCGAGCGTTCCTTGTCGGGGCCCTTGAGCCCGTGGAAGGCTTTCCACTGGGTAGGGGCTACAAGCGTCAGCGGGAGCCTCAGGGCCCCGGCAACGCCGTGGATGATGCCGAGGCCCATCCCGAAGTTAAACGCACTGGAGACGCCCTGCTTGGGCATGGCGTGGACGTTCTCGACCACGGCATGTTCCACCTTCATGTCCTCCAAGGCGTGGGCGAAGGCGGTGCTGTCCAGCATCCCATTAACGGTTCTTATATCGTCCACGAATACGGGGGTACCGTCGTGGAAGACGGCAACCGCCGCGTGGACGCTGCCGGGGTCGATGGCGGCGAAGATCATGGCCACAGTATCCCTATAAGTTCCGACAGGGCCTTGCCGCAGATCAGGAAGAGAACGAAGAGAAACAAAAGTTCAAAGGTCATTTGAGAGCCTCGCGGGCCCGCTTCGCTTCCGGCAGGTAGCCGTTCTCTTCCAGTATCGGGAGCACCTCCCGCAGGGCTTCCTCCAGCGTCTTGATGCGGGCCGCCATTGCGTGGGTCGTATCACGCTTGTAGTCCTCCATGAATTGGTCGGTCATTTGCGCTTCCGCCCCTTGCCGTTCTTGTTTGACCCGTCCTTTTTCAGCCGGAAGTCCCGGACCAAGGCGTCCATCGGGTTGTCGATCAGGCCCGCGTCTTGGGCGAGCGAAAACAGCGCCGGGGCCCAAGCCCCGGGGAGCGAGTTTCTTGTGACCCAGCCCTGAACGGTATCAGCGCCCGGCGGGAAGAACCCCTTGGACATGAGTTTCTCGGTCATGGGCCCTACGCCGCCAAGGCGCTCGATCATGTCCCGCACCTTCCAGACAGGCGGTACGGGGGTGAAGATGGTTCGGTCACGTTTCGGCATCGGTCAGTTCTCCACTAATTTGACGGTCTTGTAGCTCGTCGCCTTGACGAAGGGCGCGACGGCCTTCTCGCCAAAGGCTTCGGTGATGGCTTTGCGGTCCAAGGTTTCCCGCACGCCGGGGATGATGTTGGCGGTATACTGGTCGCCTTTCAGGCTTTCCTTCTCGTTCGCCATCCGCATGATCTCGTCGCGGAGTTCATCGGCACGGTCCTGAAGGATCTTGATCTCTTCCCGCACGGCGGAAAGCTCGTCGGCGGGGTGGATGTTGACTAGTTCCTTGGGCATGGGTTTCTCCGTTGGTCGACGGGGTTTGTAACACGAAAAAAGCGATAGTCAACCCCTTTGTTTCGGTGTAGGGTGATTGTCCGCCCAATCGAGGCGAGACACCGGAGCGTAGCCCCATGCCCAAGCCTACCCGCGACCTTCATTTTGATTTTGAAACCTACTGCGACCTCGACCTGAAAAAAGTCGGCGTGCATCGCTACTGCGCGGACCCTTCCTTTCACGTCCTATGCGTGGCGTGGAAACTCGACGGGCACGCGACGAAGTCGGCACGCCCTTACGCCAACGGCGGCTTGCCGATTGATTTGATAACGGCGCTGGCGAACCCCGACGTGCAAGGGCACGCCTTCAACGCTTCTTTTGAAACGGCGGTGCTGGAGCGGCTGGCGATCTTCGCCGCCAACCCCCTTAGCTGCACCATGCAAAGAGCATTGGCTTATGGGCTTCCGGGCAACCTGTCCGGGGCGGCGCTGGCGTTGGGGCTCGCTCACCAAAAAGACGCGGCGGGGCACCGGCTGATGTTGAAGATGTCGCGGCCCTTGAAGCCGTTCGATGTGCCGTGGACGGACTTGGATCGGGCGCTCCTTACGGACTATTGCGAGAAAGACGTCGAAGCCGAGGCGGCTTTGTCCGACGTGATCCCCAAGCTACAGCCCGAGGAAGAGGCCCTGTCCCGGCTGGACGCGGCCATGAACGTGTCGGGTGAGTTGGGGATCGACCTATCCCGGGTAGTGGTGTTTGAATTAGTGGCGGACGCCGCCGGGAAAACCGACGCGAAACGCTGCGCGGTGCTGACCAAGGGGGCGGTGACGTCGCCGGGGACGCAGACGGCAAGGCTCCTGTTGTGGCTGGCCTCGCGCGGGTTCCCGCTTGCGGACACGCAGCGCGCGACCATCGAAGAGGCGCTTGCGGATATCTCGCCGTTGTCGGGCTACGTCGCCGACGTCCGGGAGGTGCTGGAGATCCGGCTGCGGATGGCCCGGGCCTCGAACCGTAAACTGGAGCGGATGCTCGACATGAGTTCGCCGATCGACCGGGCCCTGCGCGGGCAGTTTCAGTTTTGTGGGGCCGGGCGCACCGGGAGGTGGTCGGGGCGGGGGGTGCAAGTCCAAAATCTCCCGCGTATCCCCAAGGGCTTTGACCCCGACAAGTTCTACGACATGGCGCTGGCCTGCACCATGCGGGGGGACATGTCGAAGTTCGACGCGGTGACTTCGGCACCCGTCCTTGATTGTGTCTCTTGGTCGCTTCGGTCTTGTCTCAAAGCCGCCGACGACAAGAAAGTCTTGTGGTCGTTCGACTTCTCTCAAATTGAAGCGCGGGTGCTGGCGTGGCTCGCGGGCCAGCAGGATATCCTCGCGGTGTTCGCGGCGGGCGACGACGTCTATGTCTGGGCCGCCGCGCAGTTCGGCAGCAGTGACCGGCAGCTTGGAAAAGTCTTGGTGCTGGCCCTTGGCTTCGGCATGGGGGCGACCAAGCTGCGGGAAACCGCGCTGAAGGCTTACGGCGTGCGGCTGACGGCGGCGCAAGCCGAGAAGTTCAAGGACGGCTGGCGGCGGTCGAACCATAAAATCGTTCTTTTTTGGTACGAGATGGAAGCGGCAGCGAAGCAGGCCATCGTCAACCCGGGCCGCGTCGTGGCGGTCGGCGGGTCGGGCATCGCCTACGTCTGCACGCCCAAGACGTTGCAAATGAGACTGCCGTCGGGCCGCGTCCTCTACTATCACAAGCCTCGCCTCGATCAGGGGACAGGGTCGATCGTCTACTGGGGTGCCGAGGTCGGCGGGCGCTGGGTCGAGCAGCGGACATGGGGCGGCAAGCTGGCCGAGAATGCCACGCAGGCGGCGGCCCGGGACATCATGTCGGAGGCGATGCTTCGGACGTTTCGGCGGCACGGGCAGGTGCCGTGCATGACGGTCCATGACGAGTTGGTCTACCCGCTGGCAGACCCAAAAATAGCAGAGATTTTCCTGCTCGGCACGATGCTGGAGCCGCCGCCTTGGGCGGGGGGACTGCCGCTGGCGGGGGAGCATAAAATCATGCGGCGGTATGGTGTTTCGGCCACGCTACAAGGGGTAGCGGTTGCCAAATCACCATGAGGGGAAGATCATAAAGAAACGGCCCTCGCGCGGGGGAGCGCGAAGGCCGATTTGCAAAACCACTCCGCTGAACCTGTCAAAGCCAGAAAGGGTTGCACTATGCCAACGTATACAGACGTATCGAAGTTCCTCCAAGCGGTTTTTGGGGCCGACTACGGCACCCACGCCATTCTTGCCAACCTCAACCCCGCCGTTCATGTCCGGTCGGTCGATCGGTTAGACCCCTTGCGGGATTGCTACTGGTCGGTGGCGGCGTTCGCGCCCGGACACACCGAGCGGACATTGGCCCGGGCCTTGGAAGTACGGGCCCTCGTCATCGACGACGTCGGGACCAAGGTACGGTTTAACGACGTCACCGCCGCCTTGGGCAACCCTACGGCTTGCGTCCTCACGTCGGCAGGGAACTATCAGTGGACATACCGGCTTTCACGGCCTGTTGCGGCGGCGGATTGGGGTGGGTTCTTCGCTGGCGTCGAGGCGCTGATCGGGCAGAAACTCGAAGGGCGCGACGCGGTGCACCTATTCAGGTTGCCGATGGGCGTGAACACCAAGCCCGGGCGGGGCGGATACGCGGTGCGGCTGACGATGCTGAACGCCGGGAGAGAACTGGACGTGACGAAGGTGGTCCCGGTAACGCCAGCAGCTCCAGCGGCTTCCGGGAGTGCTTCTGGAGCCGAGGACAAGCTGGGGGCCAAGGCCCTGCGGGCCCTGATGGCGCTTATCCCCAATACGCTCGACGCCCGCGACGACTGGATCGAAGTAGGTCATGGCCTAAAGGCGCTTTGCGAGAACGACGCCGACGGGTTCGAGGTGTTCGACTGGTGGTCGGAAAAACATTTAAGTTACGACGCGGCAAACACCCGGGCGGCGTGGGATAGTTTTGGAGCCGGGGGGCTCAAGTCGAAGGGGGTAGGGCTCAGGGCCCGGGCCGAGGCGGCAGATCCGGCAGGATACGCAAAGGCAATGAACACCCAAGCTCGCGAGACGTTCGACGACAATCCGCCTCCGCCGCCGCCAAACCCTTTTGGGGGAGGTGGGGGCGGCGTAGGCGGGCCTTCGCACATGGGCATGGCCGATGACGTGGCGGCGGTTGAGCGGGGACGCCTTGGGTGGATCAACGGTCGCAGCGGTTCATGGGCCATGTTCGATGACGTGATGCTGCGCTGGGTCATCAGCACGAACGAAACCGCCATGCATCAGGCGGTGCGGGAGAGCATAGACAGGCATTTGGGTGGGGGCGGGGTGTCGGCGAAAACCGCGGCGATGCTGCGCAAGGCGGGCTGGCACCATTCGGTGGCCGGGCTGGTCCGGGTGAAACCGGAGCTGATGCTGGAAGCCGATCGGTTCGACGCCAACAACGATCTTCTGGGGTTGCCGGGCGGCGTGCTGGAGGCCGGGGCCCTGAGCCTTACGGCAAGGCCCGGGGCCCCCGCGGATCTGGTCACTCGAAGCACCTCGACGATCGCGGCAGCTCCGGGGGTGCGCGGGAAGTACTGGGAGAAATTCCTCGACGACTTCACGATGAAGGACGCGGGGCTGCGGAAATGGTGGCAGGCGTTCTGTGGTTACTGCCTGACGGGGCACACGTCGGAGCATGTGGTGGTGTTCGTCTACGGGCCCGGCGGCAACGGCAAGTCGGTGTTCCTCGACATGATCGGCGAAGTGATGGGGGACTACCATGAGCGGGCGGATCACCGGGTGTTCATGGAGACGAAAGGCGGCAAGCACCTCGCGCCGCTGGCGGTGTTGGAGGGGGCTCGACTGGTAACGGTTCCTGACGTGGCGGTCGGGGCCACATGGGACATGGGGCTGGTCAAGCAGGCTTCGGGCGGCGGGTCGATTACGGCAAACCGCATGCGGCAGGACCCGTGCACATACATTCCGAGGTTCAAGATCGTGATGGCGGGCAATGAGAAGCCTCGTCTGGACACGGTCGATGACGGCGTGCGGCGGCGGATGCGGCTGGTTCCGGCGCTGTTTCGGCCCCGGGCGATTGACACGGGCCTTGTGGATAAATTGAGGGGGGAGAAGGCCGAGATCTTGCGGTGGATGGTCGACGGCTGGGCGGCTTGGACGATCGGGGGTCTTCCGGCATGCCAGACGATTGACGACGCGACTTCGGATTATTTGGACGCCGCCGACGTCTTCGGGCGGTGGATGGGAGACTGCCTTGGGGCCCGGAGCGGCAGCAAGGTGCGGACGGCGGATGCGTTCAGGTCGTGGGAGGCATTCAAGGGGGCGGAAGGGAGCTATAACTCCGCGCCCAATTCGCGGGAGCAGATGTCCTCGAAGCTAAAAGACGCGGGGCTGGTGGTTCGGCGGGACAAGGCTGGGAGCTTTGTA